CGCATAGTGACACTGGTTTTAAAAAGATTTTTTACAATAATTAATTAAGAGGGATAAGATGACAGAGAGTTTAAGCAGAAATTTAAATACAAATCCTATATCGTTTTGTTTCCAAACTGAGATGATCAACTATAACGTAGTTGAGGTTAAAGGGGAGAAGCAGCACTTCGTTACTGGGTATATTTCTGTGCCTGATATTGATACTTATAATGACGTTGTAACTGAGAAGGCATTTAAATCAATGCTTAGGCAGATCAACGAATCAACTATTACATTAGACTATGAGCACGAGGCATGGAGAGACGACCACACGATTCTACCAGTAGGTAAGATTGTTGAGGCTAAAATCGATGATCGTGGTCTATGGGTAAAGGCAGTACTTAACACGCACAGTCCTAAATTCAAAAACCTATGGGGTAGTATAAAAGGTGGATTTGTAAACGCATTTTCAATCGCATTCAAGCCACTTAAAGCTCTAAAGAAATTTATTGATGGAGCTGAAGTAAGGATTCTTGACGATTTAGAATTATTGAACGTTGCACTTACTGGAGCACCAGTAAACAAAGGTGCAAAGATTACTGACTTTGGTATGAAGTCGGTTGTACTAAAAGCAATAGAACATATTGAGGAAGATAAAATGAGTGAAGAAGTTAAACAAGAAGCAGTAGCTCCTGTAGTTGAGGAAGCTCCTAAAGTAGAGGAAGCTCCTGTAGTAGAGGAAGCTAAAGAAGAAGCTAAGGTAGAAGAGAAGTCAGACTTAAATGAAGCACTGGCTGAACTGAAAGCTTTAGTAGAAAAGCAAAAAGAAGCTAACGAGAAATTGGGAGCTGAATTAAAATCATTAAAGGAACATAACGTTTTCAAAAGTCCAGTTTCTGCTGAAACTAAAAGTGAACCAGTAGAAGAAAAAAGCATTGACATGCTTGGATTAGTAAGATAACTGAGGAAATAAAATGAGTGAAGGAAATTACGCAATATCTTTTTTGAACACACCAAACCATACTGTTTACAGTAATCCAATGGGAGTTCAAATGAAAGGACAATATGGTGGAGCAACAACAGTTAAAGAACTGAACACTGCCCATCAAGGAATCATGTTAAAAGCTCTTAACACACAAACAGGTGGAGCTGGAACAGCAGGTTATGCTCTTGTACCTATTTTTGTAGACCCAAGAGTTGTTGACACAACTAGAAAGTTTACTCCATTAGTAGAACTAGTACCAAGAGTAACTAATAAAGGAATGTACGCAGACTACAACCAAATCACAGCAAAAGGTGGCGGATTTGTTGCAGCTGAAGACGGTGCATTATCTGAGACAACTACAACTTACGATAGACAATCAACTCCTATCAAATTCTTATACGCTGTTGGAAGAGTAACAGGACCAGCTATTGCAGCTATACCGAGTTACATCTTAGGTGGACTAGATGCTAACGGCTCAGGTGCTGGAAACAACGGTTCATTTATGGATCAAGCATCTACTAACGCAAAACAGATGGAAGTACTTGTTAAAACAAGAGAAATCAGAGAGTTAGAAGAAAACTTAATCATCAACGGTGACGCATCAACTACAGCTGAAGAGTTCTCAGGAATCATAAAGCTAATGGGTGCAACTAACACAGTTGATAAGAACACAGCAGCTCTTGCACTAGCAGATATCGATACTGCGATTAAAAACGCATTCGATGACGGTGGAAGACCTAACCTAGCGGTATGTTCATCAGGAGTTTATACAGACTTACTTGGTTTACTAACTGCAAAGATCGGATATTTACAACCAGTTCAAGAAGTATTCTGGGGATTCTCAACAATTGTAGTAAATACAATGGTTGGACAAGTTCCAGTAATACCTTCAATGTTCATGAGTAACGTATCAGGTTCAAAGGCTATGTACTTCTTAGACATGTCAGTAGTTGAAATGAGAGTTTTACAAGACTTAACTTACGAAGAGCTTGCCAAAACAAACGATTCAGAAAAGTTTATGCTTAAAGTTTACGAAACATTAATCATAAAGAACACTTCTTTCTGTGCTAGTATCACAGAGATTAGTGCATAATTGAGGTAATTAGAAAATGGCAGCAATTTTATTAAGTGCGTGTACATACACAATTGACCCACAAGTTGGATTTAATGTATACACAATCGTAACACCTGCAACAGCAGATGACGCAGACACAATTGATGTAAGTTCAATCATAGACGGTGCAAAGATCGTATCAGCAAGATGTACAGCAGCTACAGACGGTAATTTGCCAGTAGCTACTATTACTGAAGCTGGAGTTTTAACAATTCCAGGATCAACTGATAACGAAGCAAGAACTATCTATGTATTGGGTAAGTTATAATTTTTTTTTATTATTATTTTTTTATTATTTTTTATTGAGAGGAAAAACAAATGGCAACAAACGTAAACGTAAACGCAGAACAAATTGCAGAAAATGGATTATCTAGTAGAACAGGTTTAAAACTTGGTTTCATTGATAGTGGAGCTAAAGCAGCACAGAACGATACTTGGACAGTTAAAAATGTTAAAGAAGTTATATGGGCTAGCCTTACTATTGACGCATCAGGTGCGGCAGAACCATATACAATATCAGGTGCAACTATCACACTAACTAGTGCGACAGCAACACCAGCATCAGGATTCATACTATACAGATAGGTGATTAAATGGTTTTAACGGCACTAAACTTGAGCAAGAAATCTGTAGTACAAGACAAAGAAGAAGTAGAAGTAAGATTTGACGAAGAAGGTAAGGGCTATCTATTTAGACCTAACAAGCACAAAAAAGAGGAGCAAGTAAAACTTAAAGCTGAAAAGAAACCAGCAGAAGATAAAAAAGCTCCTGTATCAAAAACAGCAAAAAAGAAAAGATTATTTTGAGGATTATTAAATGGCATTTTGCACAGTAGACGAAGTTAAAACGGCAATCAATTTTCCTAGTACTGGTGCTCCTATATCGGACGCAGCTATACTTGGATTTATATTAGACGCTCAGGAAGAAATTGAAGATATCTATAAAACTATGTTTGGTAATATAGAAGAATCAGGAACAGCCGACGGCGATTATTCAACAACAACTTTGTCTGATAGCAATCTGACTATGACATCCAACGAATATATCGGGTATGTGTTATGGATTCACGACGGTACAAACGAAGGTGAGTACCGAGAGATAATATCAAACACAACCGATAAAATTACAGTATCACCAGCCTTTACGGCTGCGACTGATGCGACATCACAATACAGAATCACAAAACTTGGTTACATTAGTGAGACGGTTGATGGTAATGGTAACGATACAATGTTCGTGAAATACCAACCACTAATTACGCTTAACGCATTAACTATTGATTCGACATCGGTGACAACATCGAACGTATATCAGTATGTGAACTCAGGTAAACTTGTGCTATCAACATCAGCCGAGGTACAGTATTTTTCTAATACTAATCCCCAACTAGTTGATATGAAATATGTGTACGGTGTTTACCCATTACCTAGAACCATACAACGATTATGTGTTTGCATAGCTGGTATTAGAACACTAGTTGCACAGATTGCAGGAACATACGACGACTTTACGAGCGTATCATTACCAGCAGGTTTTAACGCATCAAAAGGAGAGCCGTACCAAAACATTAAATCATCACTTGATTATCTACAAGGAGAAGCAAGAGGAATAATATACGGCACACAATCAACAGGCCAAGTAAGTGCAGACTTTAGAACTGGATCGTCATATAGACCTTTCACACTATTTGGGTGATTGACGTGGTTCAGAATGTTCTCACAGCCGACGACTTTGATCGTATCTTGGATGATTATGCAGGATCAGTAGTTTCACACACCCCAGTAACTAAAACGACTAGCAATAAATCTGGTAAAGAAACTCTATCCGATGGTACAGCGGCAAACATCAAATGTTATTTCATGCGAACAGGACAGAACTGGGATTATGTTAAGGCTGGTTTTATTGAACGTGGTGCAGCAGTAATATTAGCGAAGTATGCTGATAGTGTAGCGATGAACGATAAGATCACATTTAAGGGCGTAGTCTATAGGGTAAGAGAGCGTTTTGATGTACCAGGCGTGTTTGACTCCACAGGAGCTAACACAACATATACGTACACTGCGTGTAATCTCTTCTTAGAAGAATGAAAGCAACGGTAGACGAATCCCAATGGGAAGAGGCGATGCAAGGAATTGCGTTTGACCTACAAGAAGCATTCAAGGATAAACTTACCAAAGAGCATGGTAAGGACACGGGAACATTACAATCAGGTATCAGGGGTAAAGTAAGCAACGATACTATTATTATTTCTATGCCAGAGTACGGTCAGAACTTAGAGTTCGGCACACCACCACATGACGTTAACCCAGATGATTTAGAGGGATGGATTTCTAGAAAGTGGCTGAGTGAATGGAAGCCATCAGACAAAAGCTTTTACTCTAGCAAATCAGTTAGGCGTGAAGAAGTTATCGCAAGGTTAGCCAAAACACTGGCTAATCACATAAGGAAGTTTGGTACTAAGTCGTTTCCGTTTGTAAGGGACACAATGAACCGTGATGCCGAGAAAATAATAGAGAGAAACTTCCAATCAGCGTTTAAGTGACACTGGTTTTAAAAAGATTTTTTACATTAAAAATACTATATAGCATCGTTTAAAATTCAAGAGAGTTGAGGTGGCTGAATGAGTATGGTAAGCATTGTAAACATAAAAGAAGAACTATTAAACTTTTTGCGTAACGCAGATATAATTTCTACTACTGATCGTAGTGTAACAACTACAACAGATGAATTTGATGGTGATAATATAGAGACAGTATTCACACTAACAAACAGCAACGCAAAGAACATAAGAGCAGTTACGGTTGGTGGAGTCGCCCAATCATTTGGTACAGACTACACTATAGATTTAGATAATGCTAAAGTAACATTCACAGTTGCACCAGCTTCAGGTACTGATAATGTAGATATACAGTATGACTATGGTAACACGGATAGAATTTTTCCTGACTTCCCAGACCCATACCTAAAGCTAAATCAGTTTCCTAGAATAGCGATGGAACTTATCACAGGGAGTTCTAAAGACTTTGCAGTCGGAGGAGGACCAATACAATCAAGCTACGTGCTTAGTATAGTATGTTATGATAGTGATCAAGATAATGTTGATGCGATGATTGCATCAATTAGGTCTGTTATGCAGGCTAATAAAAAGAACTTTTACTATAGTCCTTATTTACAGATAGACGTTATGAGTCCGATCATACCATCACCGTTCGGACAAAATAAAATAATGCAACGTAGTCAGGATTATAGAATCGAGTACATATGCGAGGGATAAAATATGGCATGTTTTTCAGACAAGAATAGAACAATTTTAATAGGAAAGGAGTCCACTTTTGGGACACCAGTAACGACAGATAAAGATATTGGTTTAGTACAATCTATGCCAGTAGAGTTTAGCAATAATACAGAGAATCATTATGGTATTGGTAACCAGTTAGCACAGACATCATCTGCTGGCAACTTTGATGCAACAGCAAGTCCAAGTTATTTATTTCAGCATGGTAGATTACTAGAAGCATTCATTGGTCAGTCATCCGACGCAGAAACTACAGGAGACTACAAACACACATTACTTTCTACAGCTGATTTACCAGAGGATAGTTATTCATTTACAATGGAGTCAGCTCTTAACGGATCAACTGATTACGTACATTTAATTGCAGGATGTAAAGTTAACAGCTTAACATTTAACTTAGCTAATCCAGGAAACTTAACAGTGGACGCTGAAATATTTGGTAGTACGGAAGACGCGTCAGATGCAACAGCAACTACACCAGTATTAAGTTCATTAGGAGTTATGCCACATTTCTTTGCAACAATTTCATTTGGTGCACAGGGTGCAGAAGTTGAGCAAGACACAGTACAATCACTGAGCATTACAATGAGTAGAAGTATTGATACTGCAATTGGTAAAGCAATTGGTAGACGAACTAACGAATGCTTGAAAGATCAAAACCTAGATGTGTCATTTGATTTTACAATGAGGTTTAAAGACTTTGTATCATACCAAAGATTCTTAGGTGGTACATCACAGTCAACTGGAACACCTGATGATAGTGCATTAGTAGTACAAATTACTAACGGCGTAACATTGGGATCAGGAAGGACAGAGGTATACTTTGATCTGAGAGGAGTACAATTACAATCTTATAACGAGAGCACTGACATTAACAGCGTAGTAGAAGCATCCTTCACGGGAACAGCTAGAAACATTTACGAATGCTACACAGTTGATGATATAGCCTCTTACTTCTAAGGGTGAACAATATGAACGAGACAATTAAATTTTTAGACGAAACAACAAAAGAGTTTGCTGTGAAGCCACTAAGTTATAGGGCAACACAAGAAATAATGACAAAGTGTGCAGAAACAAAAATGTCAGGAATGCAAGACGGTAAGATTGACATCTTTGGTTTGCAAGTGATGGCAATTGAACGAGCTATACCAGGTTTGAATACTGATTTGATCAGTAAACAAGAAGGTGACAGGTTGTTCAGTACTCATTGTGCTAAAGCATTTAACATTGAGGCAGACGAAAAAAACTCCAAGACCACATCAGACGAACAATAGTATTTGATCAGAGAACACCCAGCATAGAAATAGCTGGTGTGGTTAATGAGTTCATACTGCTTGATATTGGATTGTCAATAAATGACATTGACAATATTGATGCAGTAAGGGCTAATAGACTATTAACACTTCACAGGGCAATCAAAGAAAAAGAAAGCCTAGAAATGAAGAAAAGTAAAGCAAAACAAAAGAACAGAAGATAAAATGGCATTAACATTCGACGTAGAGCTACGATTTCCAAACGTGAACGACCTAAAGAAACAGATTGAATCAGCAGTAAGTGATGCTTTCAAAGGTAAGAGCACAGGAGGATCAGGTAGTGTAAAGAAAAAAGGCGACACAGATAGTAAGAACCTTGCAGGGTTAGCCGTGTTAGGTGGTGTAGTAGCAGGATTAATGAACAGCCTAGTCGGATCAAGTCAAGCCATACAAAACATTTTAAAAATAGTTGGTACTATGATCGATCAGATCGTTGGACCATTCGTACCGATCATCGTAAATTTGATGAAACCTCTTTTTACGCTCCTGATGATATTAGGAGCATTTATGATCAAGTTTTTTAAAGACCCTGTAAAAGCTATAGGCGATGCCTTTGCATCAGCTTGGAAGCTAATAACACAGGGAACGGAAAGCGAGAAACGTGGTGCAGTTAGTGCAGGTTCAGCAGGACTAGGTGCAGCAGTAGGTGGTGTTGTTGGTGGATTACCAGGAGCAGCAATAGGTGCATTAGTATTACCACTACTAACTGATATTGCGTGGGACTTCGGAAAGTGGCTAGCACTTAGAGTTGGCGAGTGGATGAGTGACATGAAAGTGGCATTCAAAAACATTGGAACAGGATTAACAAAAGTAATAGACGGGTTTGCTGAAGGTGACGCAGGTAAAGTTCTAGCGGGGTATACTCAGGCATGGAATGCTTCCATTGATGTGATGGCAGGAACTATGCAACTGGCAGTAGACGCATTTAATGATTTCGCAATTAATAACCTAGAGTTTGCTGAGGAGTTACTAGACATTGATTTAGGCGAAGTAAAGACAGGATTGCAAAACGTAACTAATGGCTTTGTAAAACTAGCAGAAGGAGTATTGAAAGCAGACATACCAACAATAACAGATGCGTTGAATGATATCGGTATTGGTATTGTTCGAATGACAAAACAAGCATTAGAATTGTTTGGTGTTAACGTGAACGAACTTAATGCAGACATAACAATCGCATTGATTAAGTTCGGACTGTTCTGGGTAGATTTCTGGAATGGCGTTAAGAATATGCTTAACGGCTTATTGCTTTTCTTGGAGGATATTGTGTCAAAAGCAACATACGGAGGCTATCGACCTGACCTTGGTGGTAAAGCTGTTACTTATGGTAGAGGAGCAGTAGACTTTGATTCACTAAGAGAAAGTATGGTGACTAACAACGTGACAGTTAATATTAACGGACCAATAACATCAGGTGACGCACCTGATCCAGAGATGGATTCGATAGCAAAGCTATTGAAATTAAAATAGGTGATTAGATGGGAAGTATGGTTAATTATTTCAAGATACACAACGGCACAGTTGGTATCACATTTTATATTGCAAAAAACTTTGTAGATAACATACAGGTAAACTCAATAAACTTGAGCCAACCAAACAACACAGCAGAGTCAGCATTCACTGCTAACATGGGAGGTTTCAAACGTACAGTTAGTTTTAATTTCTTTCTGAGAAATGATGGGACTGATAAAGGCTACACAGTATCAGATGGCTTACCAGTTGATGATACAACTACTGCAATTGAGCAGTGGGATTATTTGATGGATAACGTTTGCCAAAACAGTGGTAGTGATATTTACAAAACTAAATACACAGTACAAGTTTATAGAGGAGCTGACGAGACAACACCAAAAACATATACAGGTACACTTGATTTCATGAGAGTAGCACCACTTGACGGTGAGGCTGAAGTGCGAGGATCACTAACACTTAGTATAGGGCAAAATTTCTTTACAGATTAAAATGGCAGCTAGAACGTTTCAAGATGGTGTAAGAGTATTACAGAGTCATATCGTGTGGTCTGATTCACAACAGATTGATTTTGTTACATTTAATGTACCGTTCAACACAGCAGTTGATATTGGTGATCTGATCACGTTCAAAGACATAGCAGGGACAACGGCATTCGTTGGTAGAGTTGACACCATCAAGATAGATGCTGTTAAAATAGTTAAAGTACTAGATACTAGTGCAGAACTTAGGGAAGTAGTCGTGAACGACGTATGGAATAGCATGTCACCTGAAGCAATCATAGAGGAGATAATAAACGACTATTCCACTATGACTTATAGTAGTACAGTTTCCACTGGGCTAATCATACCAAAGTACGTAGCAAAAGATAAACGAGCTATAGACATCATTAAAGATTTGTTAGATTATTTTTTTGGTAACTACCGTACTGATATTAATCAAAACTTTATTGTAGAAATTAAAGAAACTAACCTATCAAGTAAATCAATTGATAGTCAGAACGCAGTATTAAAAAACGAGTGGCTAGATAACGGTGAGGATATAATAAACTCAATCGTATTAATTGGTGACAACCAACGGTTTGACACCGAAGAAGCGTTTGATGGTACTGGTGCAGAGGATGAGTTTACGCTTAATGAAAAACCAATAGACGTAAAAGTACTAGTTGGTGGCACAGAGCAAGTTGGTGAGGTTGAGGACTTCACCACAGGAGACTACAAAGTTGATCGTGACAATAGACTGATCACATTTAATTCAGGTTCAATACCAGGCGTTGGTACTGGTAATGTAGTAATACAATATTCATATGAAGTGCCAGTAAAAGTTAGGCACAAAGAACCTACTAGTATTGCAACGCACGGTCTGAAAGAAACAAAGATAGAAAAAAAGTATATTAACAAATACGCTGACGCAAGAGAGTACGCTAGAAACTTTCTAAAGATCAGTGCATTTAATCAATTAAGTTCTAAGTGGATCATAAAAGACCCATTAGATTTTCAAGATTATAACGTGAACGAAAGACTAACTGTGACTGATTCAATCAGGTCGGTGTCTGGTGAGTTCATCATAAGGAAAGTAATTAAAATGTACCCTGGTAATACTACGGTGCACGTTGGATATCAATCAGTGGACATACTAGACTGGCTAGAAGAAGCACGGTATAGGATAGCACAACTGGAAGAGAAGGATAACAACGGAACAATCATACAGGATTATGACTTAGTGACTCAGGATTTGAGGATGTGTACATCGTCAAGAGTTAGTAGGCTTCAAGAACAAGACAAAGCAAACAATTTTTATTTAAGTGATCCAGAAAACGGGTTGCTAACAAGTGCTCCTACTTCATACGCCGTAAAGCTGAGTAGTTCAGGAGCAGGATGGAGTGATATTTAATGGTAGTTACAGACACAGCACAAGATGATATTAGAGACGACGCTATTGCATACATCCAAAGCACATTCACACACATCGCAGTAGGCGACGATAATACGACGCCTGTTGGTGGTGATACTACGCTTGGTAACGAGCTTAAACGTGAAGTGTTTGTTGAGACTAGTGGTCCAACTAATGGAGTGTACGTGATGAGCATGAGATTAAGCACAACAGAGCTAAATGGTAGCACTATAAAAGAAGTAGGTATTTTTGATGCCTCTTCAGGTGGTACAATGTTATGTAGACTGTTAACTACTGAATATGCAAAGACAAGCGACAAAGAAGTTTGGATTGATGTGCAATTCCAAATAGCAACAGGTACTTTTGCCTGTGTACTAGGGTGATTATAATTACAGCAAGAAACACAAAATTAGGAGGCTCTGATTTTACTGACGAGCGATTAGACACAACAGATTTAAACGACACGTTTGACGCAACTATAGAACTAGCACAAAACAGCGGCGACTTTGGTACGCATAATTTGTTTATGAATCAAGATGCGTTTGTAGGATTCAACAATGATACTCTACAGATTGTTGATCAGTTCATTAACGATGGTACTAACACTATTAGCACAATGACTGATAGGCAACCGAACGCTAGTAATAATAGATTACTGGCTTACGCCGACGCAACAGATACTTATCGTAGTGTAATTTTCAATACTAGCGATACAGTTAATAGCGGAGTATTATTTCATGATTATGAAGTATTCACTAAGGACGGTACATTGTTTGGTGCATCACGAGTAGGTGCAGCTGGTACTACTGATGGTGATACGTTCAACGAAGGCGATGTAACTAGGGCGATATGTTCGATTTATGTTACAAAAACAGATAGCAGTGATGCATTAAGAGTGAACTTGTATGATGGCTCAACGACAGTTACATTAATTGATTTCAGTGATGTTGATTTGTATGTGCCAAAGTTTGGTGACACTTACGAGATGCAGGGATTTTGTATATTCGATTTTCTTGACGGTGATAAAGTAATGACTACAGTTTGTTTGAAGATCGTTAACACTACAGGTGGAGATAACATAATTTACAACTTAACACAAACTAAGATTGCTGATGTGAGTTCTTTAGGTGCTACTAATCATAGATTCCAAATACAGAACGTAGTTAGTACAGCCGCTTGGATTTATACAGACGTGTTTGCTTATTACAAACCAGCAACATCATACACTAGTAGTGTAGCATTAAAGCTTACTGCTGATGGTACAAACTTTGAAACTGTTACTGATAAGACAATACATACTTTTAGTAACACTGGCAGTAAACTAGGCGTTGAAGCTACCTATACAATTAATTCTGGTGAAGTTGTGATCCAGAAATCAATGATAGCAAGGAGGATGAGTTAGATGGCAATTAGAAATATTTTATTAGGAGGTAGTTCCGATTGGAACAGAAACGAAATACAGTTAGCAGAAGATTTAAACGATACATTCGATGCAGCTGCATCATTAATTACTGGCGAGGACTTGTGGGATAGAACTGGTACAGATACAACATTAAAGAACACTGGAGATAACGTAGGAATTGGAACTACTAGTCCAGATGAAAAGCTTCATATTGTAGGTGATGTTAATGCAGGTTTTGGTTTGAAGATCGAGAACACAAATGCAGGTGGATCGGCTGCTGCTAACTTGTGGTTGTATGACGATACTGGTAATTCAAGAATATATCACACGGGTGGTAAACTTAATGTACGAAATGAGTTCACAGGCGGTGACATATCATTAAGGACAACTAATGGTGAGAATCTAGTAATTGATGGTGCTACTGGTAACGTAGGGATAGGTACAACTAGTCCAGGAGCTAAGTTGGAATTAGAGTTCACATCAGGCATAGGGTTATTACTAACTAATAATGGTGGTAGCGATAACTGTTTCAATATAGACCAAGACAGGCTTAACCACGGCTCAAGCCAAGATTGGAATACTGCACAAATTGTTAGAACTAACATTGGATCAAGTACGGGAGTTACAACAGGAGCGTTATTATACTTAGAGAATGAGTTCACTAAGTCAGATACACACGCTGATAACACTACAATATTAGAGATGGTACAACATGCTGACGCAACTGGTGCATTGATTAGTTTATCGTCCCCCGATATTGAAGTAATAGATTTCGATGCGTGTACTGATGGTGGAACATCTCACACAACAGTAGCAGGATCACTGAAGGTTCAGATGCCTGATGGTACAACTGGATATATTAATTTTTACACATAGGTAATTAAAAAATGACAAACGAGACACAAGTAAAAATAAACAAACATTATATCAACGAAACAATAAAGTATCTAGCGACTAAGCCTTATCAAGAGGTTTTTAAATTGATACCAGCACTACAAACAACAGAAGACATAAAAGATGGAAAACTGGCTAAAAAATCTAATAAGAAAAATTAGGCAACAGGATTTAGTTGACAATCTGTTGTTTGAAATTGACCAGACATTGAAGACGTATGAACTACTTAAAGAGCAAAATGATAAACAAACGCAAGAGCTTAACGATATAATCAAATCATATCTAGTTGAGATTGATGCAAGAAAGAAATCAGCTGAGTACCTTGAAGTAGACAACAAACAATTGAAACTGGCAATAGAAAAGGCAGAGTTAACTATAGTTAACTTAACTGCACAGATTAAAAATCTAAACGAAGAAAGCAACAGAGCACTGTACGACTACTGGTATAACAAATACCCCAAAACACATATACATTTACATTATGGGTATAGCGTGAGGGAGTTCGCAAGAACTAATAACGATAAAGTACCTAAGTTGGTTGGCAACAATTACGACGGTATAATGAACAAAACGCTAAAGCATGTCATTAAATTCATGACGTATGTCGCAGACGAAAAAGAGAACTGGCAGACGGCTAATGAAACAATGATTAGGAAGAAGGGTGATTGTGAAGAGGGTGCAATTCTTATGTACGCTATAGCTGTAAAGTCAGGAGTGCCTAAAGAACGTTTAAGAATTAATGCAGGTGATGTAACATACAAAGGTGGACGATCAGGACATTGTTATTTGTCGTACCTTAGAGAATCAGACAACGAATGGTATGTTATGGATTGGTGTTACTGGCCAAAGGAAAGTATAGACTTTAAGAAGTCATGGGATGACGCTAAAAACTATTTCGGTATTTGGTACTCATTCAATCAGGATTATGTTTGGTTAAAACCAGACTACAAAGGAGAATTTTAAAATGGAAGAAAAATGGTATAAATCAAGAAGAATATGGAGTGCACTATTAACATTTATAGTAATATCTAGCATGGGTGCATACCCAGATCAGTATGTGTTGATTAGTCAGCTAGGCTTGTCAATTGCAGCGATGTTAGGATTAAACAGCTGGATAATGCCTAAGAAATAAAACTTAATGGTGTGAGACATCTTCGTCTCGTTCTCTGTCTCACACCATCCTTATTGTTCTACGACACCGTCGTATCTTTTACATTTTGGGCAAGCTTTTGGTTTTCTGTCAGTACGACTCATCCAACTATGCTTGCATTTACTACATCTTAACATCATTTTGTTCGCACCTTACCCATCTCCAGATCCATCTCCAGATCCATCCCCAGATCCATATCCATATCCATATCCAGGTCCATATCCAGATCCAGATCCAGCTCCATCTCCAGCTCCATATCCATCTCCAGACCCAGCTCCATCTCTATATCCATATCCATCACCATCTCCATATCCATATCCAAATCCATCACCATATCCAAATCCAGTAAAATCTATTTTTGCCATTTTGGTAAATTAATTATGAACTCTTTAGCTTCGGTAGTTGTAGGTATAACTTCTATTATTTCTTTTAGTATTATTTTATTAACAGGTTGACAAAACTTACAATTCTCTGGTGTTTTACATGCTTGGCTAGCCACATCACTTAAACTATTTGCACCATCCCAATACCAAATTCTTATAGCATCCTCTACAGTACCCTCTTTACCTTTTGTTTTTGTGTCATACCATCCTGCAAATACTCCAGCTGAGTATGTTCTGACAATACACCATGTCAACCCCTTCTTTGTTTTAGGATATGTATATCCTTTTTTCTCGTCCCCTTTAGGAACGTATGTTTTTCCATCTATTTTAATTTCCATTTTTTTCATCATCGCACCTTTTTTCTTTACTTATTACCCATAGTAGTGCATCTAACCACGCTTGTATTTCTTCAAGATCATATATTTTTCCAGTCTCATCAGAATCCCATAATTTATATAACTCATTGCGTTTGTTTAGAATCTCTTCTTCACTCTTCATCGTCGCACCTTAGTTCTTCATACCTCAGTTTAACACCACAAAACGGACAATATTTAGGATAACATTGAATGTTCCAAACTAAGTCTTGTATTTTACTTTGATGATAAAAACCGTCTTTACAACATCTTAAATCTTTAAGTTTCATCGTCTACCACCAAATTCTTCTGAGCCAGGTAAATCAAAACCGTCATCTAGTTTCTGTAATATTGCTCCTGCCACTAATATCATAGTCATCCTATTCTTCTGTGGTAGATCAAAAAAATCAACCTTACATGAATCTTGTGTATTCCATCCAACTTGTTTTGCATAATCTTCATATTTTTCGTGCATGAATTTAGCAAGTTGTTCTGCATCACCAAATTCTTTTTCTTTTAGACTAGTTAAAAAATTAATTATCCAATCTAAATTAGTAACTTTTTTATTATCTCTATCAAATAATAAAAACTTCCCCTTGTCTTTAATTGATAACAATACACAATTGTTATTTTTATCTTCTATAATATCTTCAATTTCATTCATCTTCAATCACCTACTGACTTTTTTTTTTATTATTTTACATAAATATATATTACTTTTTAGATAATCACCATTACTATTGCTCCTTATATATTCCTTTTCCGCTTCTTCTAAACTATCAAATTCATATACCCATGGATAATATCTTTCATCACCACAAACAACATATTTATCATTCATCATTCATCACCAATTTTCAACATCTTTTATTAGTTCATGTAATAATATAAAAAAACATAAAAGTGTTCCAATTCCTGATGTTATTGCTATTAATAGTATCATTCCCATCATTCATCACCTACCATAGTTTTCAAATATATTTCAAATTCATCTTCACTATCAAAATTATTTTTTTCATATAATTCATCTAATAAATCATCCCATGCTTCATCTAAAGTTCTAACCCATTCACAATCTTTGTGGAAATAATACCACACATAACCTTTTTCTAACGCAGATTCTAGCTCAGTTTTACTCACAAATATATTTTCATGTTCAGTACTATAATCAAGACATACTCCTTGTTCTGGAGTCCAATCATGTTTTAATAACAATCTGTTTTTTTGTTCATTTGAATATTTACTCATCATTCATCACCTACCACAATGGCAGTACTTTGTCAAGCACTGCTTTAAATTTACGCTCGTCTTCCTTAGCAATCAACTCATCGAACGTCCTCTTATAGAACTCATCCAATGGCTCATCATCAATGAGCTGGTTAGCGTAGGAATATGAACACCCATGACTTAAAGCTTGACCGCTATATTCATTGAATGATACGTCGAGTCCATAAAACCTGTTCTTTTCGTCAACATTAGAAATAAAGTATAGTTTATCTCTCGGTATCTCTTTGTTGTGTTTTGATAGTATTGCTTCGATTGTTCTCATCTTCTTCATTAACCTCATGTATAGTAGCGTGTCTCCAAAACTCATTTAGCTTCTTGCTTCACGTTCCCAGTCATTGACCATATTAATCCAATAAACCATGTGATACCAAACAGCCACCCAGTCAATATACTCATCACTGCGATTGCTAAACTATCATTATGCTTTCGTTGTACTGCCACTAGTGTTGGTAGCAGATAGATTAAAATTGATATTGTTGTTGCTACGCTCATTGTATATCCTCATAATAAATAACGGCAGTGTATAATATAGAATCACCACCAATATTTGATACTGTTGATGTGTGTGTTTGCGTAAACTTAACTCTGTGCGTTCTCATGAACTCATTAACTATCGCATCAAAGTGCATTATTGACCTATCTGATATTGTTTTAATTTGTATAGTCATTTTTAATAATCCTCCTAACCGTGTGTTCAATCACACCCTCATCAAAACATCGTTGCCCTGATGTTTTATCGGCATTGTTAAAATTATATTCTGAGTTGTACAGCTCGCTCACTATAAAATCAACCTCGTCGTCATTGTCAAACATCTCTATGATGTCTTCTTGAAAATGTTTATAGCAATCGTCGTATACTGTCAATTAAGCACCTTTAATATGTTTAAATCCAGTAAACTGACCTTGTTTAAAAATAGCAATATAGCCAAGTTCTTTGGCTTTTTGTTGAACGTCCTTTGTTGGCATCTCGTTATATATCGTGTTTATCATCATTGTCTAACCTCGTTTATTATGATAATAATAAAACACGTTTAATATATAAACATTACGTTTGTTTGTTAACAATTAAACGAACTTTACCTTCCCTTTCTCAGCCAATTCAGAGAAAGTCGTAAAACACATCCCAAAAGTCTTAGTAAAGGCAGCAACACGTACATCAATTCCATTGTCTAGCATCTTTTTGAATACTATAAGCTGGTAAGTGGTAAAATGCCGACTTAGATTCAGTGTATCACCGAACGCAGCCTTTACCTCAAACCAGTAAGTTATTCCTTCCCATACCACCATGTAATCAGGGAGGCCTACTGCACCACCCCTCCCGTTTGATTTCATGTCTGGTATCTTTTTTATTAACGCACCAGGATATTGAATCCTAGCCCATAACCTAAAATTTTCCTCGCTCTTTACCATCTTCATATACCTTGTAAGATTTTAGTTTTTTTAACTCAACGGCTAAACATCTAATGTCAATACCATGACTCAAATACTGACCGTAATACTTGTTCAACACGTTATACTGGTTGTCGCTCAGCCGTATGGGTTCATTGTCATAGACATTGATCAATGAATCACAATAACTACAAACACGTATAAACATCTCGTCTTCGTGATACCATGTAGCGTTTTTGAGCTTCTCTTCCAGTGTTTGTAGTGTTTTAATTAGATCAGCAGTCATCATTTATAATATGGAATGAATGTAGCCTGCATCTCCAATATTCCACCTTTTGGATGTGACTTGCCTTTGATTACCCAACCACCTACGTGTGCCGCAAGACCTAAATTTCTCATGAATGGTGTTTGGTTCTGAAATGTACCACCAAGGAACGCATGCACGTTTCTATAGAACATTTGTAACATCTTGTGATAATGCCCGATTAATAATATTTGCGGTTTTGTACCACCTGTCATAGCTTCAATGATCTTTTGTGGTTTATACGATAATGCGTAACTACTACCACCACCTGGGTGGATTAATCTTAGCGTTGCACCCTTTGCAATCTGAATGTCAGCTTCTTCTTGACCAAGATAAATTAAATCATCTCTTTTGCTCTCAATCAAATTACCAACATCAACACCTACGTTTTTCTTTGCCCACAAGCCATGATTACCTGTGATAAAATAAGTTACTGCCTCTTTATGATATGGGTAATCTTTTGTGACATCATCAACCTGTGCATCAACGCCCAGTGCATATTGCTCAAACATCATTCCTCTATGTACTGGTATTCCATCAACAATGTCTCCACCATGATAGAACTCTCTGACGCCGTGATCTTTGTATGCTTTCTTATAAAAATCGTTCAATGCTCCTTTATTGACCGATTTAGATCCAAAATGTGTATCACATACTAAGCCAATATTAAATGTATCAGTTTCGTTGTGCTTGTATTGTTTAATCCTATTGATCCTGGGGGATTTCATGCCCTTAACAATACGAGTAAGCTCTTCCTCTGTTAGGTTTTGCTTCTTTAAGTGCTTCAATAACTTTTCTTCAAGAGTCTGTTGTTTTCTTTTTGCCATCTTCTAAAATTTGTTCCAATTCTGAATCAAGCTTAACGATTAGTTCTTCGTCCTCAATAAGCGTATACAAGCTTGTGTCGTTGTATTTCGTGTAAGAAACAAGAGGTGAACACGGCACTGTTACTCCTATCGCTATTTTATACCACATTTTGTTACTGTCGGTGTAATAGAATTTATTGCTGTGGTATATTTCATTAGTTATTTCTAGTTTTGCCATCATTCACCCTATAATTATATTAAACAAAAAGTTTATTTAAAACCAGTGTTATTTTTTTCACGATCCAACCTAGCACGTTGTTCCGCTGCACGCTTCATATGTGATTTTGCTTTGCACGGGTCACATATTTTTGTGAACTTTGTTTGGTTTTTGAAAATGCAACCACACCTCTTACAATGTTTAATTTTACTTCACCTAATTTAAGTTATTCAGATTTAATGTATCACCATCAACAGAATATCCAGTTATGGTCATTTCTTCTATCTGTCTTTCATTTAGTGTGCCGCACACTATAGCTTTAGGTGTCGACGAGAACGGGTAACGTCTGTAAGTCACAAACGTTTCATGTCCAAACTCGTTACAATAAGTCATAGCTTCGTCGTCTGCCGCTGTGGTATACACACTAGATATAACCAACGCAGATATTGGTATTATTAGCAAGATAACTATAATTAAAAAAGTAATTATATTGTCGTTCATTCAAATACCTCTGTTCTTTTGTTCTTAATTTTTTTTATATATATCATTTTATTTTGTACCATCTATCATTACCTCGAAACTCTCTTTCATTATTTCCATACGCTGTGTGCTATGAGCAAACAACCATTTTGCCTGATCAACAAAATCATGTATCATAGCACCGTCTTTGCCATCGCACACCCTAAGCACTCTACCCATACGCTGTATAACTTTGATTGCACTCTTTCCACCTGATGCTAGTATTAAATGCCTCCATGACGGCACATCGACGCCCTGATCAAAGATAGACGTCGCTATTATGATGTCATGTTTAATATCAAATATGTTTTTAGATGTGCCATGTAAAAATACAGCGTCCTTGCCATAATATTTAAATTCCTCTAACAAAACCTCACCATGCTCGATACGGTCAACTAATATCAGAACGTTTTTCTTTGCCTCGGTTGCTATCTCGTATATCTTTTTATTTCGCTCATGATTGTTAATAATGTAATCACTGTACATCGTTTGGTAGTCTGCGTACTTATCAACATGATGTGACATCTTATGAAACACAACAGTCGCATCAGACAAGTAGCCGTCCTCTATTAGCTCACGTAGTGTTATTGAATGCACTATCTCACCAAGCACACCCTCCACTTTCAGGTTATCATTCTCACGTCGTTTCGCTGTTGCTGATAACCCTATCGTGATGGCGTCCTCCTTCAAGTTCATACCAATTTTCTGTAATGTTGCTGCTGCTGTTATATGGCACTCATCGAACGTGACGACGTCAAACTGCTGTATGTAGTTTCTGGATTTTAATCCTTGATACGTCCTCACAACAAACATTGGGTTATCTATCTGATCCTCCCATTGTTTTCTAAGGTATAGGCTCGGCACGATTATTAATGTTTTCAGGTCAAGTTGTTTCAATAGTTCTAAGCATGTTCGTGTCTTTCCTGCTCCTGTCGGTAGCTGTAGTATTCCACCCCTGTGTAGCACGAGTTTTGCTATTGCTCTTTGTTGATAGTACCTTAACCCCTTACCTTCTAGTTTTATGCTATCCATTAGTGCAGGTGGTTGGTTGTATGCGTATTGCACATTATTATTTTTGAACAGCCTTATGACTCTGTTCAGTAATCCAATTGGAAACCTCTGTCGTCCTGGTTGGTATAGTTTCACCCACGCCCACTCTGGGTTACCCATAAACTCTGCACCCGTTTTTTTATACGACAGTTCAGCGTTAAGTAAGTTAAGTACCCTTTGTGGTGGCTTTGGTTCGATGTGAATCCAACGTCCTTTTTGTTTTAACGTGTGCATTTTCAAAAAATAAAAATTACAAAGTAGATTGGGCTTCTGCCCAATTACCTGTTTTATCAACTGTTTTCCATGTACCATCAATTTTTGCTGATACTATGAATGGTTGTTCTTTTGAAGTTCTACCGTCTGCTACGTGTTTAATGTTTAGCTCGAACCCAAACTTCTTCACTAATTTTACTATTGCTTTTGTTTGTCCCAATACACACCAAGACGTGCAGTCGTATGTTTTACCAGTGTCATCATGAAACTTGTAATAATAATCAACTTTGGACAGTTTGATGTCCATGTTCTTATTAGTTTTAGGGTTCATAACTACAGTAGCGTCCTCTTTAGTAGCTTTCGTTAATTTAAAAGTTACTTCATCGCCTACTGCTGGTATTGGAATAAAGCTACCTTCTGATGATGTAAATTCATCAACTGATAGGCTGTCGTCCATAGTGTCTTCAAAAAAATCTTCTTTTTGTATTTCGTCTTTAGTCATTTTGTATTTTTCTCCATCACATATAGTGATACTTTTTTAATCGGTAATGATTATATAAATCTTACGTTTGTTTGTTAACAGATAAACGGTTATACACCGTACCGACCATGTTTTTTACATCTGTCGCATATCTTAGAGTGCTTTCTACCAAAATATAAACGATTGCATCGTCTACAAAAACGCATGTAGTCATCTCGGTCTTTAGTTCGTCGTCTCATCTTTGGCAAAGTTTTGTATCAATATCACGTAATCTCCTTTTTGCAATATCAACATATTCTGGGCTTAATTCAATTCCAATAAAATCAACCTTATCAATCGCACACGCCTTTCCAGTTGAACCCGACCCCATGAATGGGTCTAAACATACACCACCTTTTGGTGTTACAAGCTTCACAAGATACTGCATTAATTTAGTTGGTTTCACGGTTGGATGATGGTTACCTTCACCCCTATCTTTTTTTGAAGTCTTTGCACAATAGAAAAACCTTTGTTTATCTTCTAATAAATCAACAACCTCATCACTACCATCGTGTATTAAGTTTGCAGGAAATCTACCATAGTCATATATCTCTTTTGGTTTTGAAGTACCATACTTGCCATAAATATCACTGTCAACTTTACGTCCATTAAACCTCCCCCCAGTTTTCCCAACTCGACAGTCATCAATATTAATTCCACCAGTGCCATGTTTTAATACATTACTAGCGACAGTTTTTTCTCCTAACGGTTTACGTGCAACGGTTATTGGTTCTAAAGCTGGTTTTAAAGCAGTTCCCCAACCATCCCAGTGTTTAGCTTCATCTGTTGCTGGTTTTGTTATATCTAAATTAACTCTATTTGTATGATCTAAAGTTGGAACACTATGATTAGTAGAATTTGTATAATTATTTTTTCCAATAATTTCACGTTCTGCTTCAATAGTATTTTTAGGTCTACCTTCTATCAAAAAATCAAAACTATTATCAAGATATAAAATATTTTTTAATTTCAGCCAACCATCCCATGTAGGTAAATTAGTTCCTTTTTCCCAATTGGAGACACACCCCGTTAAACCGCCTGTTCTGCTTGGAAAGTATTTTGAAATTTCATGTTGAGGTCTGTCACCTCTTTTTTCTTTCAGCCAAGCACCTAACGCCTTTTTTTGTTTTATAACTTTATCATCTTTATATGCAGTCTTATCAATAGCTTTCCCAATGTTCAAACTTTTTGGAAACCCAGAACCGTACACCCAAGCAATCATGTCACGAATTTCAAACCCAGCGTCTTCAATGTTACACGCCATACGATGTTGAGTCCGAGTACCTGCAAAGCTTAGTAAATATCCACCAGGTTTTAGCACCCTTAAACATTCCTTCCAAACCTCAACGGACGGAACATCATAATCCCATTTCTTACCCATGAACGATAACCCATAAGGTGGATCAGTAACAATAGAGTCTACACTATTGTCATCCATCTCTTTTAATTTTTCTAAACAGTCTCCTTCTAATATCATATTTCTAATCCTCTTTTTTAATGAACGGGCTTAACTCGTTCCATAAACTGTCAAAGTAGATATCGTCAACAGTCAATAAATCCACGTCGGGATCGTCAATCCTAATATACTTTTTGCACTTGCCAACCTTACCATATTTTCTGTTGGGAATCAAGTAATGCTCACCATCACCGTACTGCTTGCTGATCTGAGCTTGTATACTACTCTCACTATTATAACAATCTAATGGCTTAACTGAGTACATCCTAGCTATTATTTTAAGATCATTACGCATCTCGCAATCAACTAACTGTGTAATGTACTCACGATCAAATTTAATGTTGCCACGCTCTAACATCAATGGTTTTAAATTACTAAATATTTTCTTGCCTAACTCACTACAGTCATTCTTCTTTACTTTCAAACCCTTAACCACTAGCTTGTTATCATCAGTGATTCCAATGTAGTGTTTCTTCTTGAACAGCCATATTTTTTTAAAAATACCATCAACCTCAAACGTGAACGTGTCAGCAGATGGGAAGGGTACATGTGCAAATATCTCAGTCATTACATCCTCGGCTAATTGTTTATAATCATCAATTGTTTTATCGTCGGGTAGCTGAATAAAGCACGAGTCCGTATCACCGTATAATGTTCTATAGCCATCAGCATTAAATCGATCACGTACATACTTAATCATTTTTCTACCGACGGCAGTCACGTCACCACTACGATTAGTCTTAAACAATTGTAAAAACCTAGGTGATCCGCACAAACCATAAATTGTGTTAATCATAATTTTTAATGGGAGCTCACGTGGGTCTCCTATTTTTTTGAATGCCTTACGCTTTAAGTAAATCTGTTTAACAAACTCCTCAATCTTGCCAAGCTTACTAGTGTTATATGATCCGACTACCTCATCATAAAAACCGTCACCACTCCAACCATTATCATCCTCTGAAAAGATGTTACACATAAACATAATGTTAGGGTAGATTGATGAGAAGTCACCAAGCACTATATTGCCCTCTGCGTAATCAGTCACTGGCATCTGAACAAAACCACCGTCGTTCTTTGGTCTAGGTTCTACCTCGTCGTCTTCGGCATACACTGGCTCAAGTCCTACGTTATGACACACGGCAGCATAAACATACGCACCCATGCTGGATCGAACATAGTTAAAGTTTCTTTGGTCATTCTCACCCACGTACTCCCTGAACGGCTCAAACGTTTCTAAGTAGAACTCAAACAACCGTCTAGTGATGTCGACATCAGCGTATAAGTATTTAATTATTTCACGTTGCTCCTGTTCAGTCCAACTATCTTTCTGAAATATTTTATAATCAATATCACCCTTAGTTATTGGGAAACCTAACACTTCTGCAATTGTTTTTAGTTTTCTGTTTGGTAACAGCTCAGCTATTGTTTTGCCGTTTACCTTTATGATGTTTTCTCTTACGGGCTTTCTAAACTGTGGGTGATATAAAACTTTCAAACAGTCAAGCTGAATTTTATATGAAAGGTCGTACTGGTTGGTTTCATTAGTTAGGATTGGGGAATCAAAAAAAATAGAGTTAAAACCAACCAGTACTTTGTGATCGTCAATTAATTTCTGTATTGCATCTCTTTCTGTGTGTTGTAGCATGAAATATTTGCCGTGTTTGTATGAATAGCATCCGAACCATGTCATCTTAGCATCGTCGGTGTTTAAACTAGAACATTCTAAATCGAAAATAATCACGTCATCGATATACTTGTTGTTCAATACTATTTCATTATCAGTTTTGAATCGTTTGCTTTTTATTTTTAACACCTCTTATTAAATCTTGTCTATGTATTTTCATGTGTTCTACTCTATTCACTATTTGCAAATTTTCTATTCTATTATCTGTATGATCTCTATTAATATGGTGCACTATCTCTTTTTTGTTTAAATATCTTCCTATATGTTCTTCCATTATCAATCTATATTCATAACAATACATTTTCAATGCATCTGGTAACGGATGGTCGGGTGAATATATTAATTTGCGTCCTCTATCATATATTATACCGCCACGCCATTTTGGGTTGTTGTCTCCTGATATATCCTTTCTCTTGTAATCAGGAAAATATTTTTTCACTATCCAATGCACTGTCCCTTGTTTTAATCCAGTTAATTTTATTATATCACTTTCGTGTTTTCCCTCGATGATATATTTTTTTATTATTTCATGATCATACTTTTGGTTTGTAAACGTGTATCCCTTTTTTGATAGTATCCCATGTATAACTTGATATGATGTTCCGATATTATCACCTATCTCTTTTGTAGTTAACCCACGTAGATGCATTTTTTCTATAGCATCATAATCATACTTTCTATTTGCCATCTTTTAATAAACATCCCTCTGTGATGAAATAGCCACCGTTATTATGTGGTCCAACCTTGCATACGTCTGGTTTGCCACGATAGTGAATCTTGCACTTGTTATTGTTATCTAGCATTGAGCATTTTGTTGTAATCACAACCTGATTACCTATCACTTTTACACCGTCGTGAAACTCGAAGTACCGCTTCAAGTCTGGCGTCATCGTGGTGGTAAATACGATTGTCCTACAACAACTTGCGTTGCACTTAGTTAAATTATTTAAGCAGTTCATCTTATAATTTTCTCCATAGATTTATATTAGTCATTTTATATCACAGATCATCTTTTTCTATAAAATGCTTAATTTTATTTATGCAATTCATACATAGGTGAGTAATTTCTTGTCCATTTCTCCTAAATGGGCAAACTTGCCTATCGTTTATAATAAATGTTACTTCACCTTTCGTAGTATCATATTTACCACATCTATCGCATTCATATTTTGTTGTCATTTTTTATATCTCCTCGTCTATAAAACCGTTATCATCTTTGTTAACTGCGTACAGTCCAATCTTTTTATTAATACACCTCAAGTATCCAACTTTTGCTAAGTCCCTGATAGCTTTCTTTAAAGTCTCAACACTGCAGCCACCCCCGTCATCTTCAAATATCGCATCAGCCAAGGTATTAATCTTGAACGTTTTATCCATGAAATCAGCACGCATTGCAATAAAGTCCATGATAATTTTTTGTTTCTTCTGTTCAGCATTCATAATATTACCGTTCTTCTCGCCCATGAACTTCACGTCAAGCACACCATCAATTTCTTCAAACTGGTATATGATAGGGCTGTGTGATTTGTTATCCCTAGACTTACCCTCAGTGATCTCATATTTATTAGCACCAAGCACTGGTTGTTTAACTTGCCATATGACATCACACTGCCCCGTTAAATCTGACGACCCCCTTAAACTATATCCACCACGACCCTCAGCGTTCTTACTATAGTGGTGTATCATCATGAACGCGGTTTTCTTGTTTAGTATTGGTTGTATATTTTCATCGAACATTTTAGCCACATCACCAGCGTCATTCTCACTACCCTTAAATATTCTAGTGAATGAGTCCGCAAAAATCACATCAGGCTCGAAATCATTAATAGCTTTAATCATTCTAGTGAAACCTAACGGTGAGAAGTCAAGCTTTTGCATCACATGAAACCTTATGTTTTTTAGGTCATCATCATGTACATCATTAAACATCTGGTCGAACCTTGTTTTAATCCGTTGCAGTCTTGATTCCTGATCAATGAACATCACTCGGCATTTACGTTTTATCGTCCTACCCATAAAATCACGTTTAGTTATTAAGCATTTAGATGCGTGTAGTGCCAGCCATGTTTTTGAGCACCCTGGTACACCAGCAATAAACCCATAACCATTCTCGATCAGCATGTCTGGTATCAACCATTGTATCGGTTCTATATCTGCCTTTAGTAGCACGTTACCATCCCACCCAACTAAATCCTGAGTATCTTCAATCTGTGTAATTAGTTCAAGTGAGTCCATTACTTTTCTGAATGTCTCTTTCGATAGTCTTGCTTTTAGCCCCATCGCTCCTTTAATTTCTGAATCGTTCTTTTCAAACGTGGTCTTCACTACGTTTATCCTTTCCTTTACATCCGTATCGTTATTAGCTTTGCATATGTCTGTTATTATTTGTATACACGACACCATCCCATATCCTTTTCGTCTTAGTACCGCTGTCAGTGATAACGCCAGATATTGTCTGTTTCCTGACCCCCACTCTGGTGATATTGCCTCTACTATTTGTTTAGTGTTCAGTATTTCCAACCCGTTCAATGTTTCAATGTTTGTTGTTGTCCGTTGTATCGTGAACGTTTCTGCTTCTGGTATATATCTCGCATCTGTATCATGTGATACATAACACGCTCTTGAAATATCTTTAGTATTCTCGTCTATTGTTATTCCTTTTGCTTTATAATATTCTTCGAGTGCGTACCAATATTCTTTATACTCTCTGTCGGATTTTACTATTGGTATCCTAACTCCAGTTTTATACCCATCGCCTGATGGTCCTTCAAATAAGAATAATGTATATGGGTCTGATAATAGTTTACGTTTCACGTCCACCATTTCATCTGGTGTCAGTCCGTCTATATCTATTGACGCTACTCCTGTACCTGTTATTAGTTTAGCTCTCGCTCTCTCTGTGAAGTTACCCGCGAATGTTATATAATCTAGTTTTTGTTTAATTGCGTTTCTTTTTGTTTTGTTACTTTCTCCTGGGTATTTCCTAATTTCTGTTATTACTTCTTTATATTTATCCGATTCTATTATATCTATTACTTCTTCTACAGTTGGTTTATGTTCATCTGGTATTAGGGTTTTAATTCCATCCCTATAAAAATCAACTGTTTTTTGTATCATTTGACATCTCCTTAACTGTCATTTCTTTATATTCGTTAACAGTTATTTCGATATTGGTATCTTCATGCCAATTGGCAAATTTTGTGATATCCACTGGTATAATAAAGACCAAACTCCCACCTATTTTTTGTAATTTTCTTTCAAATATCATAATTTTTCACGCTCTCTTTTATTTATTATTATTAACCTAAGTTAAATTGGGTATAATTTGTTTATAAATGTTGTCTTATGTATGAATCTCCTCCGTTGTTAAGTGTATTAATATCTAAGATGTCTCAGCTTGCCGATGGGTTTCAGCTTGCCAGCTTGCCAATTGGCAAATTGTCAAGATCGGCAAGATAGATTAAAGTACAAATATTGGGGTTTAGAAGGGATGTGCTTTAGGTTGAGGTTGACTGGAACAAAAAGAAAGCTTATCATCTTTATCTTTCCCCCTCTTTATAGAAGAGGGGAAAGATAGCAAGATAAGATTGTTGGGTAAAATAAGATATAGATTGTAATATATATTTAGAATTTGACTAATTATGTTTGGAAAGATTTATTAAGTGTTAACAACTAATAAATGTATGAGAGGTAGTGGTAAATTTTATTCTGATGATAATCCTAGAGTACATATTTCGCTGAGAAAGAAAACAGTGGACAGACTGAGGAAAGTCAAAAGATCATATGATGATGATAGAGTAAATGCACTACTGGACTATGCGGAGGAAGAAAGTTAACTATAGTTAACCGTTTTATAAGCGACAAATGATAAGAGACAAGATACAACTAATTCCCACGAGTAATATATTGATGTATGCTAAGAATAATAAGAAACACCCAGATGCTCAAGTTGAGCTGTTAGCATCAAATATTAAAGAATTTGGCTTTACATCACCTCTATTAGTTGATAAGGATTATAATATAATTGCTGGTCATGGTAGATTCTTGGCAGCTAAGAAATTAGTAATGACTGAGCTACCTTGTATTGTGATAGATGACCTAACAGACGCTCAGATCAAAGCTTTGCGTATTTCTGACAATAGAATTGGTGAACTGGCACAAACAGACTGGGAAATGTTAAAGTGCGAAATTGAGGATTTAAACGCCCTAGATTTCGATACAGCATTAACGGGCTGGAATCTTGATGATGTTGATGAACAGCTACCAGATGAATTTCAGGAAGATGTAAAGGAAGACGACTTCCAACCACCCAAAGAAGCAAAGTATGAAGTAAAAGAAGGTGATGTTTGGCAACTGGGAGAACATAGGCTTATGTGTGGCGATTCAACTGATTACGCTAGAGTGTGCGAACTAACAGAAAATAATAAAGTTGACATGGTATTTACAGATCCACCTTATAATACAGGGATGAGTGAAAAATCAAATGAAGGCTCAACCAGGTTGAGCCATATGTTTAATGATTCGTATACAGATGACGAATGGGATAAATTCATGAAAGCATTTTGTGTTAACTACTATGAAATATTAAAAGATGATAGTGTAGCGTATATATGCTTAGATTGGCGTAGAAGCTATGAACTAATACCTAATATCAAACAAGCAAACTTTAAACTAAGCAATATAATTGTATGGGATAAAGTTGTACATGGACTAGGTAGTGATTATAAATATACTTATGAGTTAATTCATGTTTGTAAGAAAGGTAAACCTGATATGCAAACACATCAAGGTGATAGAGAATATTCAGATGTGTGGCATATCCAAAGAAAGATGGGTAAAGATGAGGATCATGCAACTAAAAAACCTTTAGAGGTTTGTGCTAGAGCAATCAGACATAATCCAAAATCAAAGACAGTCCTAGACTTATTTGGTGGTTCAGGCTCAACATTAATAGCGTGTGAACAATTAAACCGTAAGTGCTACATGATGGAATTAGACCCATATTATTGCTCAGTAATAATTGAACGATATGAAAAACTAACAGGGAAAAATGGCAAAAAAATCAACTAAGAAAGTAATTAGAAATCACGATAAACTAACACCGTTTAAGGCTGGTGAGGAAAGAACTAGGCTTATGGCTATTAAAGGTGGTAGTGTATGCTCAAAGAACAAAAGCATAGCCAGACGTTTAGACCGACTAAGAGAAAAGGGTATGAACGATGATACTGCAAGGCGGTTATTTGACATACTTACTGATGCTGATTATTCCAACTTTGATGGTCTTACATGGTTAGAGAAATGTAGGGCTAACGCTAAAACTAATGAAGAATCATTAAAGGTACTGAAGGTCAAGAATGAGTGGCATAAGCTAGCTCATGGAACGAAAGAGCAACGTAACAATATCAATATTAACGTCAATATGATGGACGATACTGAGAAGGAGTCTATCATATTAGAATTGGAGGAAGATGAAGAATGAAATTTAAATTTAAGATACCAACACTTGAAAGACTAGTTAAACCACTGAAGTTCTGGGAAATTATACTATTCACATACAAGGAAGCCTGTGTGGCACACAGAAACCCGCCAAAAATCGTACTTATGATTGTATCGCTGGTACTTTACCCTGTTACAATAATCGTGTGGTATACGTTCTTTATGTGGTTTCTACAAAAAGATGATACTGATAATGCTGCTTTTCTTTTATCAGTGTGTCTCAAACAGCTTGAAATAGCTAATTTCATACGACAATATGACATGGGAACAAACGATATAGACGAACTAGCATCAATATACGCAACTTTATATAATGACGAGGGTGTGTTGGACGAAGCCGTAATAGATAGTTTAACAACCATATATAACAATTTACGAGTAGATTGATCACACTCATGTTTTTCATCTCCGAAAAATGAATTTACAGACCAGGGTGGTTGACCTCGCCTTTAGCACGATGTTTGCCGAGTCGTGTGGTCGTGCCTCGGCTTTTATGGTGATTGATAATGAAATTTAAGGATAGAGTAAAACTATTGCCTTGGTTTTTTAAAGAATCAAAAAGCTACATGACAGGATATAGAGTATCTTATTGGCAATGGGTAAAAGCAACGTGTAAGTGGTTGCTTGTAAAATGAGGTGATTGAAGATGAATGAGATGGAATATTATTTAAAAGTTGCAACAATGAATGTAATATATTGCATAATGTTAGGTATATTAAAACTGTGTTCAGTTAGTTTTGATGCACTATACTTTCATTTAGGTCTTTTAATGGGAACATTGCTAATATTACTGTACAAATTGCTAACTAGTTAGGTGATTGAAGATGAATGAATATAAATCAAAAACAATTTCATATCTTATATTTACAATTGCTTCAGCAAGCATTGTTGCGTATGGATATTATTATGAATCTTTGAAATATGTGAATTATGCGGGATTTATTTTGGTTGCAGTGGTATTGTATTTAATATTAATGGAATTAACCATAATTAATAAGAGAATAAAAAATTAAGCTCAATTGAGAACTAGCCCAAGGTCGGTTCACCTCCTACCTAAAATCACTGTTTGCCGAGGTGTGGGCGAATCGGCTTTTATTATGTCATCGAGGGCGGAGTGGCTCAAACCCACGTTAAAAAATGGCTAACCAAAACTTATATGGCAAATCGGGCGTCCTGATGGACTAGAGACTTGCATGGTTCGAATCCATGCCGATGACAGGTTTTGCCAGTACCTTAAACTGGTTTTCACAGTCCATATTATGGCCACCCAGTTACGACGAGTAGCAACATTAACACCACTTATTCTATGCTCGTCGTAACTTTTTACAATAAACTTTATTAACGCAACTAACTCAAATTATTATAAGAGGTGTGTGTAATAAAAATAAGTAGGAAAACTCTAAAGAAATTATTCGTCAAGTATAAAGGTGATGACGAAAAGCTTAAACAAATGTTAGAGTTTGTTTTCCGTGATCCAAAAAACATTGGATTGTTTGGTAAATTTTTCTTTCCAGATCAACTTAAATCTAAAACACCACAGTTCCACGACAGTATATATGACTTCTTATTCAAAGACGCAAACGGTGCGTTAGGTGCACCAAGAGGACATGGTAAATCAACAGTGACTGGGCTAATATTTCTTATATTCTGTGTAGTAAACAAAATTGAGAAATACATAGTGTATGTGTCACAGAACCACGCAAAGACGGTGCAGTTCCTAGACCCAATCAGGTATGAGTTCAAGAACAACTCACGGCTGAAGTATGTGTATGGCAACGCGAACATGAAGTCTAAGACTGACGTAGAATCTGGTAGAGATAGAGAGGATTGTTTTGATGTGATGGGTTGCCGTGTAGAGGCGGTGTCATTCGAGAAGAACCTGAGAGGGTTCAAGGATGAGAAGAACAACAGGCCAACACTAATCATTGGTGATGATATCGAGGACGATATGCGAGTGCTTAACCCTGAGCTGAGAACTAAAGACTCAAACAAACTTAACAAGATCATCATACCATCACTAGATATTGATGGTCGTTTCAAGATGATCGGAACTATGCTGCATCACGATTCATTATTAGCAAAAAAGATTAAATTATTTGATGGTGAAATATTTAGGGCGTGCGATGAAAACTTCGAGAACATCCTATGGCCAACTAGATTCACTAAAGACAAGCTTCTTAAAATCCATCATGACATAGGCTCAATAGCATTCCAGCAGGAGTACCTTAATAACCCGATTGATACCACATCCTCGTTGATCAAGCGTGATTGGGTACAGTCTTGTTTTAGGGATGATATCTCGGCCGAGGACGTACATGACATGGAGTTCGAGATGAAAACATTAGGTTGCGATTTCGCATTCTCGGATAGGAACGCAGCCGATGAGTCAGCGTTCGTTGGCTTGGGTAAGCGAGGTGAACATTATTATCTGCTAGGTTCTAGGAAGTATAAAGGGTTGTCTTTATCCGAGCAGATGAAAATAATAACTGATGAACTTGCCCAGATTCATATATTCGATTACATTGGCTTAGAGGAAAATTCTATCAAGTCAATCACTAAAGATATTGGCAGTTATAACCTGCCCATTAAACTGTTCTGGACTGGCTCAGCTGATCCAGCCAGTAGGAAGAAGTCAGACTATGACTGGTCACAAAAACGACACACCGTCGGTAAGATTGCTTTAATTAACAGGCTCGGTGCAGCCTTTGAGGCTAAGAAGTTCATCATACCATACAAGACTGATCGTGATAAACAGATCGCTGATCAGATCATGTCGGAGTGTACATCATATGCGTTAGCGGATGGTAAGTTAGTTGAGGCTGGTATTCACCCTGATATCCCGATTGGTTTGGGTTATGCTTTAGAGTTGATTGATCAGCAGCACAAGGTTTATTTTAGCTTCGCATCGAAGGGAAGAAAATGAATGAAGTAAAAGAATTTATATCACTAATAGGTGTTAGTACAGAAGATATTGCTAGATTTAAATCTGCATGGGATAAGGCTAAACCAACACCGTTGTTAATTGATGATGACTATAAATTATATTTTAGTTACGGAGGAGGAGAAAGAGAATGATTGAATATATATGTGATATGTGTAATGATAAAATACACTTTACTAAAGTGTATTATTTGCAAATGAGAGGTGGTGGTTGCGGTAACTTGGCTATACCTCGTAATGACCCAATACATGTGTGTGGTGGGTGTTTGTCTAAATTTACAATAATACAAAGGATGAACCCAAAGGAGAAAATAGATGACGATTTTGACGATGACACTGTTTCAACATTAGTGTATAATGAAAAAAAGGGGTACATAAAAAATGATATCAAATGAATTGGTAAATTATTTAGAGAAAGAATTTGAACAAAACGAATCCATGGTTAATGCAATCAAAGCAATACGTTGTCGTGAAAAAGATATAGAGTATCATAGAAAATGTATTATTGCATGCGAGAACGTAATAGATGAATGTAAAGAACTAATAGCAGAAGAGTTGGAAAACAAAAAAGGGGTACATAAAAAATGACTAAAATGAAAGTATTAGATGAGTGCGATAACGGTCTGTGTATATCAGATTTCATCGAAAACTACATAGAAAATGACATGAAATATATATGCCTTACAGAAAACGCATTTAGAAGTTTATGTATGATAGATGTGAGCAACGTTGATCTAGGTATTCTAACATGGAGAGGAACTAGTATAGTATTTAGCAATGACAGGAATTGAGTATTTGAGGTGTCCGTACTGCGGATTTTTTAAAGGGATGCACGGCAAGAAGCCACCAAGAACAACGGGACATTACAGAGTAAAAACATTCAACAACACGCTGATATTTTGTTGCAATAGATGCAACAAGTCATTTAGGTTTAGGCTACATGGATCAGTGATAATGTGGGCTGATATGACCACTGCCGAGCGTGGAGCGTTCAGGCAACAAAAATATCGAGAACGAAAAAATGAAACAACCAGAGATTAAAGAAACAACAACTTTTACAAAGTCCAAAGACGGTTACCTATGCGTAACTCACATCAGAGAGATGGACTTGATGATGCCACAGGGCGACGATTTCAAAAAGGTAGGGTTTGATATTCAAACTACTATGCAAACAATTGAAGATTATAAGCTGTACCTTGATTACATGGAGACACAACTTAAAAAAGATGAGACTGACCTTGAGAAGAATGAAAGATTATTAGAGTCAGTACAAGATATCAATCATGAGATTATTGAGCCAGAGCTGTTAGTTGCACTACGTAAGACGATTGACAAAGGATCAAAAACATTCAAAACGCAAACAGTGAAACTAGCACAGTACATCACTAAGCTTGATCGTAAGGCTACGGCACTGAAGAACAAAGAGTTCATCACACCAAGAAGAGACAGTCTTAAAGAAAAGATAGCAGAAATCAAAGAACTTATGGGCTAAGTGACACTGGTTTTAAAAAGAATTTTTCCTATAATTTAATTACTTAACAAATTTGATGAGGACTAAATTATGGGTTTTTTTGATTATATAACATCGTTCGGAAGAATAGAAACAAAAGCAGTGGAAGGAAAACAGGGTGCATTAGCAGGTAGAGAGGCAAAGGGACAAGATATCTTTAAAGCGTACATACCTAATTTCTTGTATAGGCCACCATATGGTATGCCAAGAAAAGTAAACACAAATCTACTAAAGACATTATCAAAAAACCCATACGTATTCTCAGTAATTAAAACTTTATCAGACGAGGCGACATCACTTGATTGGTCGATACAAGTAAAGGACGAGTATAACGATAAAGACCAGGACTACGAAACTAAGATTAGCGAAGTAACGAAATTTTTTAAAAATCCAAACGGAAACGAGCAAAGCCTTAACCATATATTTAGGCAACTTATCACTGACATCTGTGAGACAGATTCAGCAGTACTTGT